CTACTACCCATCAACGGAACACCTGTTTGTGATGTAGAAGTTCCTGTTGTTTCGTCCGTTTGTAAGCCGTTTAAACCTGACTGATAATAACTAGGACTATCAGGTCTTGGGTTACGCACTGCTTGCGGATCGTTAACTGGGTATAGGCCTAAGCTTAACTGTGGTTGATCCGGTTCCCAACATTCTGGGCATACAAGTATATTAACATTTTTTGTCTTTATAACTAAGCGTTTTAATTGCGTTAGTTTATATCTAAAACCACAACGGTCACATTGTGCAATCGAGTTCTTAGCACTTGCGTATTTACTTGGCATTTAATTATCCGTGATAAAACATTTCACGAGGTACAAACCTAACGCTTGCTTTTTCTCTATCCTCGTCAGCTGCTAATTGGAACGCTGCTTCATAGTCTGCTCTTAACATCGCAATTCTATTAGGGTCTACATTAGGTAACTTCATCGCTAAATACGCAGCTAACCCTGCAACCATGCAAGGAATAAATCTAAACGGAATGTCTTCTACTGAGATACCATTGCCTGCATCTTGAATTCGTCTTAATCTGTAGTATACGAACTGATAGAAATTACTTTGGTCTGGTGCTGGCCATACATTGACTGTAGGTAAGTTTTGTACAAATACTCTAGTAGCCGTAGTATGTGTTGCAGCCACCGTGTTATTAACACCACGTATACATCCAGTTAATTGGTAGTATGTTGTAGAACCACTTGTTGTCGTTGTAAGTCCGCCGTACTGAATTGTTTCGTTATCTAATCTAATAAAACCAAACTGCGCTAAACCTACAATAGAAGTTAAGTTAATTGTAGTAGCCGTTGCAGTAACTGCGCCATCTGTATATAAATCAGTAGGGTTCTCTTGGCCACTTTGTCTATTAATCCACACTTGTATAGGACGACCCGTTGCATTTTTATTAGGTATCGTAATGTAGGTAGATTCGGATATTCGGTTAATATTAATATCTTGTTGGTTTGATCCTGTACCGGTTCTAGTTACCATGTCTAACAAATCAATCGTATCAGTAGGCAACGCATACATAATTTGACCTTGGTTTAAATTAATTTGACCAGGTTCCACAGTCCACATATTAATACCACGATTAGCCCACTCAATAGTAAGTAGGTTTAGTGAACGTCGTGCAGTACGTAGTTCATATCCAGTACGTAATTCTTGTCCGCATCGTTCAAATGCATCTTCAACAAGATTATTTAAATCTAAGTTAAAACTCGTCTGCCCTGTGGTTCTATCTACCATTATTTAACTCTTCTATAAGGTTTTACTTTTTGTTTAATTGATTTAGGTTGAGCTACAAACTGTTTACCTTTAGCTTTACCTGCTCTTTTAGCCTTCGTTGTAGCAGCATACTCTTGAGGGCTTAATGCTTTAATTGCTTTTTCTGGTAAGTATCTTTCACCTGTTTCACTAGACTTTTTACCAGACTTAGTTGTCCACTTTTGTTCACCCCATGCTTTTAGTGAACGTTGTGGTTTAGCTAATGCACTCACTTATATCCACCGCCTGCAGCTTTATATTTCTTAGCTACTAACTGAGCTTTACGAGCCGACCATTGACCAGCGCCTGTACCGTGTGTTGCAGCAGCTTTTACTTGAGACACAATTCTTTTACGTAAACTAGGTTTGGTGTAGTTACCAGCTTTGTTTACTGTGCCACCTTCTTTAAACTGAGTAAAGTCTGTGTTATCACGACGTTTTTTAACAACGCCTTTAGGCATTTTATTCTCAGTAGCACTAGGAATCTTAGTTTTCTTTATAGCGCCCATACCACGTGAAGGTCTCATTAGCAGATCTTTCCTCTAGTTTTACCTTTAGTAGCAATACCGTCAGCACGAGATGAAGCAGTACCGCCAGAAGACATTTTTTTAACAGCTTTACGATATATTTTGCCATACTCTTTATCATAATTAGCGGCTGTTATTTTTCCGCCTTTTTTATAATTCTCATCAAACTTCTTAACTTCTGTACTTACATCGTACATAGCTTTATTTTTACGATAAGCTTCTGGATCTTTCATTTCTTCCATTTTCATTTGCTTTTCTTCAATCTTAGCTTTTTGTTCTTTTGATGGAGGTGTAATGTCTCTAACAAATTTTTTCATTTTTTCAATAACTGCCATACTATTCTCCTTAGCAAATCTTGCCTTTAGTTTTACCTTTAACAGCAATACCATTAGCTTTAGCAAGTTGACCGCCTTTAGAATAACCACAACCTTTAGCCATACCGCCTTTTTTAAGCTTAGTTAAATCAGATTTCTTTCCTTCATGAAGTTGTTTCTCATGCATGCCTACAGCTTTTTTAACTGTTTTTTTATCTTGCATCATATCTTTCTTATCCATCATGCCGCCTTCTTTCATACCTTTTTTAGCCATACCGCCTTTTTTCATGTAGCCCATTTTATTTCTAACCTCCGTTGGTAATTTTGATAATCCAGGATTTTCACTTGAATCTACTGCCTTTAGTGATCCGCCTGCTCCGAACTTCTTGCCTTTATCTGCTTTCATAAACTCTTCTCCTACTGATTTTGATATACCAACTTTCTTAGCGAAGGCTGGGTTATTAGCTACAGCTGCCATTAAGTTATGTTGCTTCTTAGATTTACTTGGCATTTAATCGTCCTTTGTATCTGTGTGTTGTTTTACTTCTTCTACGTACTTTTTAATACTTGTTTCAATTTGTTCGCTAAGTATTTCTTTATTTTCTTGTATAACTTCTGTATTAGTGATGTCATCTAATAACTCCTTTTGTTTTTTAGCCTTAAATATTTTATCTATAAAAGCTTTCATATTACTTACCTTTTTTTAACCAACCTTGTATGGTTTTAGTTTCATAAATACGAATGACAGTCCATATAATAGTAAAGAGTGCTGCGATTGCCGGTAACCAGCTCATTAATGTTCCCATAACTGTTGCCACCGAAACCCCATCTATTAAATGTTTAGTATGTTCATCTATAGTTTCAAAATATTTTGTCATTTGCAATTCCACCTTTTTAGTGATGCGGCTTTCCTAGTCGGTCTACCTTTTTCATCTTTCATAGGACCAGGCATGCCAGACATCCTAGCACAAAACGACTTCTTACGAGGTCCACCTTGTGGTTGAGGAGCCTTTAGGTTTGACCCAGTAGCTGCGTTATACTTTGCACGACCTTTAGCCGTGAGCCCTGCACCTTTCGATACAGGAAGTTTTTCACCGCGTCCAATAGCTAAGCTAGGACCTTTTTTCTTATTAGCCATAATATATTGTAGCAGTCACTGAACCACCAAGTCCTACATAGATACCGTTAGGGCAATAAACGCCTTCACCTGGTATTAAAATAGGTAGTCCGACAGTGCTGTATGTATCTACTTCTATTAATATAACTGAATAAAACGTAATGTTACCGGAAGTTGCTGTAGAAGCAGCGGTAGTTACAGTAAAAGTATTTGCAGTTAACTTAGTAATTGCGTAAACACCGTCGATTGCAGTGCCCGTAGTAAAGTCCATAAAGACTCTATCGCCTGTTTCTAATCCGTGCGCAGTTATAGTTACAGTTACGGTAGTACTTGCGGCAAGACGGGCATAGGTACCTGATTTAAAAACTGTAGGATCACATATAGCAGCATTTCGTAATGAAGATGTACCTGATGTTACCGTAAAGTTTTTTAGTCGAGTGGCAAAGTTAACCTGTGTACCAGAGGCACTTGCATGTTTTGATTGGACATCATATTGCATTGTCATAATTAGTCCTTATCCGTAAAAGATAGTGCTAGTTACAGTGCCTGCTGAAGGTAGCCCTACATACAAACCGTCTTGGCCTACGATACCTTCACCTGGAATTAATGTATAAAACGAAGTGCCTGTAGCACAATCAATTTCTGTTAAAATTTGTGTGTAAACATTTACGTTACCACTTGCTGATTCTGATGTACTAGAAGTTACTGTAAATGTATTAGCGTCTGTTACTGTAACGCTATATAAATCACTATTTCCATCACCTGTTGTGCAACTTAGCCATACGCGATCGCCTGTAACCAAACCATGAGCAGTTAAAGTAACAGTCATTGTAGTGCCCGTTTGAGAATAAGTTCCTGTTGAATAAACATTATTCATAACACCTACGTTTAACGTTGTAGATGAACTGGGTGATATTACTATGCCTTTTAATCGAGTACGATAAGGTACCGCTACACCTGATACTGTATTGTGGTACGACAGTACGTCATATTGCATTGCCATAATTATTCCCCTTTTGTTTCTTTGGCGTCGAGCCGTTCCACTAATGCAGTATATGCATCGATGGCGCCCTGAGAAGCTGTAACAAAACTAGATGCTTGGTTACGCTCTGCCTCAAGACGCTTGATCTCAGACAAAAGAAAGTCTTTTGTAATTTCCATTTATTAAGCTGCTGCTGAAACCAATAAGTAGTATGCAGTGCCTGTTGAGTCAATAATTTTAATTGTCTTAGTAGCTGATACTGAAACGGCATTTGCAACCATTGCTGCTGGAACATTAAATAGATTTGATAAGCCTGTACCTGCACCACTGTTTGTGAATCTGATCCATGAAGCGTTTGATGGTAATGTAGCACCTGCGCCTACGTCAGAATCTGCTTGAATAGCTGCAACTGTACCACCTGAAGAAACACCTGCTGCTAAACCTAAAGTAGCACGTAAAGCATTACCTGCACCTGAGATTGAACCGCCTGTGTTTACAGACATAGAGATGTGAGCGCCGTTAGTTGTTTGACCTGCACCTTGTGCTGCAGTTACTACTGAGAAAGCTCTTAATGTTTCGCCTGCACCTGCACCTGCGAATGTTAATCTGTTATAAGATAAGCGTGTATCACCTGATGCAGCTGATGTTGTTGCATATGATTCGTTGATATTGTCTGCTGTTGTTACTACGATTGGATCTGTTGCTGTACCACCGATAA